AGCGCTACCAAATTGCGCCACAGTTTCGAACGCTAACCGCGTCCTGCACGATCACCCTTTCATTGCCTTGCCTGTCTTCATGTAGACAAACATTCGCTTACCGTGCGTCATGTTGAGCTTGTTCAAGTAGCCCTCGTCGCACATCGCGTTGACATAATTTGCTACCTTCTGCGGCGTCGTCCCCAATCGGTCAGCAATCACGGGTGTAGCGACGACCTCGCCCACCTCGATTGCATTGAGTACAAGCTCGTACGTAACCTTACGAAGATCATCTCTCGCCTCCTTCTTCTCGGCGGATGTCTGATCCAGCGCTGCCTTTCGCATCATGCAGGGAAGGGGTGGACGCAGACCTTTCTTGGCCTGCATCTTTTCGAACGCCATCAAATTCTTGGCGTAGATTTCTTCGTACGTATAGCTGCTCTTAACCATTGCGATCATTACCTCTCAGGTTCTTGTTGACCAGATCGACCAAGCCCAACAGCTCGTCCATGTCGTACTTGCGCGGGTGTCCCATGGCCTTGAACTCAAGCCTCAAGTTCTCGACCTTCGTATTCATACGCTTCAACGCGTTCACGACCTCTACTGGGTTCTTAATATACATGCCTGTTATCCTTCGAATGTTGGTGCTGATGTTTCTTTTGATGCTGCGTCTCGCCACGTTAATTTCTTCTGGCTTCCCTTACTCTTGGCATTGCCACTCACAACGCCGTCGAGATGCCTGTCTCCCATCACGACCCCTTCGTAATCAGCGCTTACGCAGTGGGGTTCTGTTCCATTGAGCCATTGCTGGATGCTCATAAACACACCGCCTCGCGGTCCAAACGCACCGCCATGTGGCGTGTCTGGATGCACTCGGACTAGCGATCCACGATAGGGATGAACTTGGGGTGGCGGTACGGCCTTGGCTTCAATGATGTCATTGTCAGTGACCCACTTCCCATCCTTACTGAACTTGATGTCGCCACCCACAAGCAACTCGTAGCTGTCCACGTTCGGGTGTGTGTGTTCGGGAATGATGTAGTCGGGCGGCACGGCGAACACCTGTACCTGGATGTCGTCTTCCCTGTACCAAATGATACTTGTCACATCTTCGATCCAGTGGGTTACGATTGGTCCGTACGGCACCCAGCCGTACGCTTGGAAAGAATTGTTTTGAATTGCTTTAGCAATATTCTGTAGCTTGCTGCTCATGTTATCCTCGTTTGTAAAATATGTGGGTTCCAACTTGCCGTACGCGGACATAGCTTGTCGTCCAGTATGGCTTCACGTAGTCGGCGTGGTAGTGAGTGACGCCGCCACCCACTACGAACATGTCCGTATCGCGCATTGCGTATTCGGCTATGTGCTTCGCTCGACCCCAAGCCTGTTCGTCTTTTGGGGTGTCGCTCTTTCCGTCGTGCGTCCACGAAAACTGTCTGCGCTGCCACACGACATCGCATACGTTGTCGGGATACCTCTCGCTCTTTACTCTGTTGATTGTGACTTCAGCCACGGCGAGTTGTCCCAACATATCCTCTGACCTCGCCTCGAAATATACGTTCATAGCTAGGCAAAGCACTGCTTGTGTTAGTACGGGCACGGATGTAATCCTCCTTTAGATGGGGTAGTTTGCTATCGACCAAGCACATCACGCGCTTGATCTTTTCTTCATCGGCGTGGCGTACGCGCTTTGATCGGATGACGTACGCCACATGCCACCACCAGGTATAAGGACGCCATTCGTCAGCGAGCCTGTACCAGTCACGCTTGATGCGTGGCTTGACCTTCGGATCAAACTTGGTGGGTAGTTTAAGATCACGCCGCATGAGCGTGACCTTCGGAAATGAGAAGACGCTCGATGCCACCGAGCAGTGTGTTGCCCAGTCGTGAGAAGTCAGTCATGACGACATGCTCCCCAAACATATTTCTCATTATCTTTTCGTTTGCACTGATGCCTATGCCGTAGACCTCAATGCCGCCGTCACGCATGGCCTTCGTATGCTTGGCGACCATGTCAACTTCGCCTCTACGTCCTGCATCTGGCTCACCATCCGTTAGGAACAGGCAAACCCTACGCGGCTCTGTCCATCCAGACATGATGCGTGAAACGCTTGTGATGCTGGCGTACGTAGGTGTACCGCCGCCGACTGGCAGAAACTGAAACACCTCGTTGATTTTCCGCCAGCTCTCACTCGCTTTCTTGTGGTACACAATGCTTGTCTGCTCTTGGAATGTGTCGGCCTCGTTGCGAAGGTCTAGCCCACTCCATTCAACAATGTCGTACTTGATACCAGCACGTCCAAGGCATGAGTTGAGCGCAAGCACCGCTTGTATAGTCAGCACCTCGCTCATGCTGCTCGACCCATCGACAGCGATCATCAGTCGCGTCTCGCTTGTCTTCGTAATGCTGGGTCTCGTGAACACGTTGTCATTACCAGCGACAAGCTGGCTCAACCGCCGACGATCAATACGACCGCTTGAGTATCCACCCTCGTTGCGACGATCCTCTTGAGCCAGTAGCAATCTAGCAAGGCGAGCACTGTACTGACGTACATCATCGGCCATACTCTCTCGGCATTGGGTGGTCAGATCCTTGTCAACATCCATCCGCGTCCTGCCGGATGGCGTAAGATAGTTGTCGTTGATCAGCCTGCGGCTACCTTTGGTGTTGTATTCTGCGTTGATGATTTTGTGGTAGTATCTCCACAGTTCGTCATGGGTATCAAAGACAAGCGATAGGTTCTCACACACGCGGCTGTTGCCGCTATTGTACTTACCAAACACATCACTCATTGCATCGTCGGCTCGTTGCTGGGCAGCTCCAATATCGAAGCCGTCGTCTTCGCCTTCACCTTCGTCGTTGCCTCCGTCGTCGTCGCCGCCGTCGCCTTTCGTACCACCCTCTTCGTCGCCGTCGTCGCCGTCGTTCTCGCCGTTGGCTTGACCTTCTCCGTCCTCCGTGTCGTCACCTTGTCCCTTCTGCGGCTGGGTCTCTTGCTCTTGCTCCTCTTCCTGTTCGGGTGTCCCGAGCTTATCCATGCGGCGCTTCATTGAGCGAGCGACCTTGAGCGCATCGCCACTACTTTCTGAGGCGACCATACGCTTGGCAAACTTACGAGCCTCGCGAGCCAGTTCTTTCGGTAAGCCCTTTACGTACTCGTCAAGCTCTTCGCTTTCGTACCCCATGTCCTTGCGTGCTTGCTGCAATGCAGCGTAAGGTATCTCCTTCCACCAGCGTTCTCTGTTGCACTGCGGATCATCGGGGTTGGCACGACGAAACTCATTCTCGTTGCCGAGTACATGGTTGATCGTTTGCTGCAAGTTTTTGCGAGCACCCGCGTACTTTTCCATGGCCTTACGCTCGATGAACACATCCTCTGCGCAGTTCCAGATGTCCTTGATCTTCTTGATGCCGCGCTTCTTGAACACACCAAAGTCGGTGTCGGTGACATGGCTGACCTCATGTATGTGATACCCACGCATGATTGCCTGATGGGTTGGGTCAAGCTCCGCTGTCATGTCCATTGCTGGCACGTTGATCGTCGTGCCGTTGGTGAATGCACCTGTACCTTGAAACGTGGTACGTACATCTTTGTTGCCCATGATCCGTGATAGCTTGTCCAGCTCGGTAGCAAGGGCGCTGACTGAATTTTGTGAAAACATTTGTGTCTCCTATGAGAGTTGAGAGTTGATTAAGATTGAGTAGTTATGCGATCCATGATGCCAGTGACCGCGATTGCATCGCCCTCATCGACCGTAAGCATCACGTTCATTTGCAAGGCGCGGCGTACCGCATCGTTGCATCCGATACGTCCCTCCAAGTTGGCTACGTACTTGCCGATAACCTTGGTGTTGCGGGGTGATATGGGGGTAGCAATCGTACCGTCGAGAAAGCCCATGCGGTACACTCCGACAAACTCTTCGATCATCGCCGCCGCATCATCGCTCAGAGATGGAGCAGCAACACGAACCAGCTTCATCTCGTCGGCAATGTTGAGGTACTTCACATCTACGAATGTGCTGAACCGATTGATAAGCGCACGAGACTGAACCTTGACCGCACTTGCGTACATGCCAGAGCTGTCACCAGATCCTGTCGTGTTGGCTGTCGCAACAATGTGGAAGTCCATGTGCGGGTGAACCACGCGACCGCCATCTTCCAACATGCGCAAGGGCTGACCTTCGAGCACTGGCTGCAACACGTATGCAATGTCAGCACGTACTGCATCTATCTCGTCCAGCAGCAACACGCATGGTTGTTGCATCGCCTTGGGCAAGATGCCATCCTTGAACTGGGTCACGGTGTTGCCATCCGCGTCAGTCATAACCGCCATCGAACCCACAAAGTCTGGACGTTCAATCGCGCTGTCCATGTTGGCGCGGATCATCATGTAGCCAGTGAACGCACACACTTGAGCAATGAGGGTGGACTTGCCTGTACCAGTTTGACCTGTCAGCCAACTGTTCTCGCCGTTCTCCAATGCCCACAACACATCGTGCAGATTGTCCACGTTGAATATGTAATCCTCGTCTTTGGTTGGCACCAAGGGATTTACGCCACTCCATTCGTACGTGTTGATCTCGAAGTTAAGCAGCGGGTGTTGAATGCCGAACACCTCGTGAGCGTTCTTACGTACGGGAGCACCGAACGGTATCTCACCCGACGCCTCGATAGCAGGAAGCGCAATCGCATCGGGCTTCTTACGCAGTGTCACCACCTCGTCGAGCAACGCTTGCAAGTCTTCCATCTCGCCGCCAGTAGCAGCACGAAGCAACACGTTAGCAGCAGCAGCGATGTCGGGTGTCACATCGTACGCACCCGCCACCTCGGCCTCGTCACCTTCTTCTTCGACGGCCTCGATCTCCGCGCCATCTTGACGCGAGACGTATATCGTACCCAAGTCCTCTATCTCGTCCACGAACGGCCAGTTCGTAATACAATCGGGGTCGTTGTTCACAAACTCATTCGCGAAAAGGAGCAGCGCCTCGTCATAGGACATTTGGTTCATGTAGTTTATAAGCATCGCCAGTGACGGCACGTTCATGCGATCAAGTATCTGTGACTTGCTGACGCTTTTCATAGCGCGTGAGTTTGGATGGTCTCCGTTCACAAGCACCGATTTGAGAGCGACTTCCACGATACACGTCCACGCGTCTTCGAAGCGGTGGGTTTCATTTACGATATACGTGCGCAGAATTTTCTGAGCATCGCGTGCATTGTAATCGTCGAGGATTGATTGAACATTAAGATTTGAATTTGACATTTGATACCTCATGGTTGTCAGGTTGTAGTGTATCTGACACAACGTACGATGTGTCAAGTTTAATCTGCGGACAGCAGAAAACAGACCGCAGCGGAATGCTGCAATCTATAGCTCTAACCTCCTCGACTGATCTTCGATCAGTCGGTCGGGCGTACGTGTAGAGATTGATTAGTGGACTGTGCGCCTACGCATTTCCCAGATTGAGGAAATACCATCCTCGTCCGTGACGGGTACAACGATGATTGCGTTTCCGTCCTGCGACTTGGTGATTTCGTACAGACCCTCGACATCCTCATAAGCGTCGCTGGTCTCGTCAAACTCGCCAGTCACGATCATGTCGAATGGTTCTTTCTTGTTCGCTAGTACGAACAAGGCGGTGTATTCAGTGGCGTCAAACAGTTCCAAGCTCGGGGCCAGGTCGTGTGTGATTGTGCGTGCTATCATGTCATACGCTGCCTCGCTGTTGCAGTTTCGTACGAACACGCATGAGCTGCCACCGTTGTCAGCGAATACGAATAATGCAGGCTTCATGTTATTCTCCTTGGTTGCCTACATGCTACTCCTTGCCCTCGGGTGGTTCGTCCTCGGTGGGTGAAAGTTCTGGGCAAGTGCCGTCCTCACACGCTTGGCACCAATCGTCCTCCTCCTCGTGTACGTAGCCTTCGGACACCTCCTCGTAACCAAGAAAGCCGTCCATCTCGTCAATGCCAAGGCGAAAGGCGTTTGCCTCCGCCTCGGTGTTGAACTTGTACGTGACCGCTTCGTCACCGTGTTCGGGACACTCGCCCCATAGGATACTCACTTTAGCCATTCGTTTCTCCTTCAATGTTCTGGCTGGAAGTCTTGCGAAGCATCAGGAAACAGTCCCTCCATCAGCGCAAACTGATCGTCAGCAGCGGCTTGAGAATTGAACTCCTGTTCGTACAGGACTTCGACCTGTCCTGTCTGTTCCAGTCGCAGCCACAAAGATACTTCCCAGCTATCTGCTTCCTCCATCGTGGGTGAAAGCGTCTCTTCGCCCATACCAAACATGCACAGTTCCAGTTCCCATTCGATTGCTTTGGGTGCGTTCATTTGATGTCCTCCTCATAACGAACTTCGCCGTACCTTTCGTATATGTATAGGTTGATACGGTCGGCTAAACGGGATGCGAGACGGTCGATCATCACTCTAATTTTTTTCATGCGTCCTCCTCCTCACGCTCTAAGCGTCCCTGCCACATCAGCGTTTCCATAGATGGTTCGTCCTCCTCCTCTGCTTCTTCGAACTCGACTTCGATGCTGAAGTGAAGGCCATCGACGCCTTCGTATCCCATGTCGGCCAGCTTCTCGGTTATCATTTCGCCAAGCCATGCGATCTCGCTCCACGAATAGCCTTCTAATGTGACGTGTTTCATGCGTAGTCTCCTAAGTTTCTGAATTTTATATACACGTCATTGTGTTCGAGGAACTCAACAGGCTCCTCGGTTTCGAGATCGTAGTCTTCGAACAAGTCGCCACACACCCACTCTTGGAAGTCGTACGTGTCATCGAAGTTGATGATGTAGGCGTCAGACCTCTGATCGTGAATGACGATGGCGAGCGTCTTGGTTATTAGCGGGCGTTGGCCTGCCTTCCAGCGGCCAACGTGATAGCCGTCGTAGTTGAATGCTGAATGTGTCATGTTTAGTCCTCCTAGTATCTGTTAGCGTTCATTTCGAACTCCATTTCCTCGCGATGCTCTTTGTTCGCGGGGTCGTGAAATTCGAGAACCATTTCCGAAAAGTCGTCGAGTGTGAGCTTGCCTGACGCAATCATCATCCCGAACATTTGAAGCGGGATGCCCCGCACTTTGCAGAACTTATTGACCTGTCGTTTTGTTGGCTTTTTCATGCTGCGTCCTCCTCCCTGTACTTCTGGTCTACGAAGTGCCACGTGTCGGGTGTTAAGGTCTTCGAAAGCATACCAAACCCCGCCCATCCTTTGACCTCTCCACACGCCTCTATGATACGCGCAGAGTGCATTAGGTCTTCGGTTTCTAAGTCGCTCAGTTGGCGACTGCATGTGATCCTCATGTTATTCTCCTTGGGTTGTCATGCGTTCAGTCGCATGGGATGCGAGCGCCTCAACGCTCGACACCGATACGGCTATGCTGCTTGCTCGACCAACTCTTGCTTCAAGCGGTCGT